TTCTTGCCGAGGCTAGAAAGCTAAAGTTTAGAGATGACGCTATGATTGCAGATGCAAAGAGTAGATTCTCTGAAATTACTGATGAAATTGATTTGGACGCAGATTTGTTTATTAATGCAATCAAAGAGGCAATTGAGGCAGAGAGAGCCAAGGTCGGTGCGCCTACAATCACTAAGACAAAAAAGAAGTCAACTCCCGCACCTGTTGTCGTAGAGGAAGAGGATATTGATGAAGACGAAGAAGATACCGCTCCTCCTTTCGACGTAGACGACGATCTAGATGCTCCTGTTGAAGTAGATTTCACTGCTCTAAGAACAGAGATCCGTAATAAGAACAAGGCAGGCACTCCTGAGCAGAAGAAAGCAGTTAAGGCAATTCTAAGTGCTACTGGTAAAAAGTTGGATGAACTAGAGGATATGGAAGTATTCACTCAGATGCTTGAGATATTTGAATAAAACACTTACGGTGGGGTGGGAAACCACCTCACCAATTTCATAATGTAAATAAATATGTACAAAAGCGTCTATTTTGTAAATATTTATGAACATTAAAGGAGGTATAAACGTGAGAGCAAAATGTAGAATCTGTGGCGAACCGCTAGACACAAATACAGCATATTTAGTGGTTACAAACGGAAAGAAAGCTTATTATTGTAGTCAAGCAGAATATGAAACAGACCAAACAAAAAAGAAAAAGGCTGCAGAAGATAAAGATAAGGTCTATAGATTAGTTTGTGATATCATAGCACGTAAAGAGATTACCAATACTGCTTTATTCGCAGAGTGGAAGATTTGGAATAAGGTTGCCGACAATGAAAAAATTGGCCAGTATTTAGAAGAAAACAAGGAGTTTTTGTGCAATACTATTGCTAGACTTGAGAATAAAGAATTTAATCGGATTAGGTATTTAAGTGCAATTCTTAAGAATAAGTTAGGTGACTACAAACCGAAAACAGAAATTAAACCTGTTTTTGTTCCTAAGGTTCAAGAAGAACACTACGAAACAAAGTTTAAGTCAAAAGGTAGGGCTGCGCTATTAGACCTTGAGGAGGATTGCGATGAGTAAAGATGTTTTTATATCAGGTGTAACAGAAAAATATCCCAAGGAACTTTTAGACGGACGTGTGAATATTGAGGCAAATGTTATCGGATGTATGGTTTCTGATATGTTATTAGCGGAAGATACAAACATAGATTCATCAAAATTTCTAACAAAAGATGCAAGATTAATTTTTGGGATTATTAAGAATTTAAGAGAAAAGAAATGTACTGTTTTTGACGAAGTATCCGTGCTTACATATATATCTGAAGATGTAAAAGAAAAACTGGATATTTTAGGTGGCGTTAGCGCCGTTAAAAATATCGCAGATTGTGTTAGTATTAAAAACTATGATGCATATTTGGACAACTTATTAAAATCAAACATTATTCTTGATATGCACACATTTGGCTTCAATCTCTTAGATCCAATTGAGTATGAAGGCAAAACAATTAAACCATTAAAGCTTTTTGCAAAAATGACAAGTGAGCAAGTGACAGACTGGTATACTGCCAAACTTGAGAGTTTTGGAACTGGTTATAGTAGTAAAGTTCTTGAGGAAGAGGAAATAGATTTTTCCGATGAATTTATTGCAAGCTTAGAAAGCGGGGAAGAAGCAGGGACACCATTTGAATTTTTTGATAATGATGTAAACGGAAATCCAGTTCCGGCACTAAAATATTTCTCCAAGCAAGTAAATGGTATTCCAGATGGCATGACTATTATTGGTGGATTCTCTAATGTAGGTAAGACAACTTTAATTTTAACAATTGTTATGTCTATGCTGCACGAGGGACGGAAATGCATGATTATTTCTAACGAGCAAAGATCCAAGGTATTTAAGGTTGGTTTCTTGCTGTTAATTTTAACAAAGCATTTTAATTATTATAACTTAACAAAAACAAAGCTGACAAACGGAAATATTACAGCAGAAGATAGAAAATACATCAAAAAGGCACAGGCATATTGGAGAGAACATTACAAGGGACAACTATGGTTTATTAGTATTCCGGATAGTGATGTTAATTTTGCAGTCAAGAAGTTTAGAATTGGTATTCTGAATAGAGGTGTACAGACTTGTGTGTATGATACCTTTAAGTGCGATTTCTCTTCAAATGGAGATGACAATACATGGGTTTCACTCATCAAGGATAGTCGTAAACTTGAGGCATTGAGCCGTAAATATCCCGGCACACAGGTTATTTGTAGTCTACAGTTGGCAATCAATAGTCTTGGAAAATTATTCTTGGACAGTTCAGTATTGAGTATGAGTAAGCAAATCAAGGAAGTTTGTGACTTAATGATTCTGTGTAGGTCTATGTATCAAGAGGAATTCGACCAGACTAGCAAATATTATTGTGCTCCATTCAAAACAGTGCAAGATGAAACTTCTGGTGAATGGAAAAATGTTGACTGGTTACCAAAGCCAGACACAGTATACAGAGCCGTATTTATAGAGAAGTCTAGGTCGTCAGGATCGGTCAGTTCAGACACTGGTATTGGCTATATTTTCTCATTCCAGGGTCAGTGGGGATTGTGGTCTGATGCTGCTAAGGCGAGGTTTAGACATGGTTACATCCAATAGTCTTGACAAATTTATATTTTTATGATAATCTAACAACACAAAATTAATGAAAGGGTGAAAATATGTGCTCAATGAAATCAAGCAACAACTACTAGAAAAGCCAGAGAAGATCGTCGAACTGCTTGAGACTTTTTCTTTCGAGCACATTAATCATCGTGGCACAGAGATCCGCTTTGCAAGAGATTTGCAAGGCGGCTCCAACATATCTATTAGGCTGAAAAATAATGAATTTTTGTGTGTAAATGACTGGTCTCGTGGAGTGAGCACGGATATAATCAGTTATATTATTCAAGAAAAAAATGTTACATTTCGTGAGGTTTTACAGGCGACAAAGAAAATTTTGAACCTATCCGACACTTGGCATCCGCAACAAAAGAAAAGTTTATTTGGCGGCATATATGACCATGTGGCCCGTCCAAATAAGGAAATGAAATTAAAAGTTTATGATGATAAAGTGTTGGACCAATATAAAAAATATGGAAATGTAAGATTTTTACGAGATGGAATTAGTTTAAGTGCGCAAAAATTCTTTAATATAAGATTTTCGGTAGATGATAACAGAATTATTATACCTATTCGTAACGAATACGGGGCAATTGTTGGCGCAAAAGGAAGACTTAATGGTGATCCAGAAGAGAATGAGCCGAAGTACATGTATACCATACCTGTTGCGATGTCACAATTATTGTATGGTTATTCCGAAAACTACCAACACTTATACGGTAACGATATTATTATTGTAGAGTCAGAGAAATCTGTAATGCAGGCTTGGGATTTTGGTGTGAGAAACATAGTTGCACTAGGTTCAAATAGCTTGTCAGAAAAACAAACGAAGCTTTTACTTCAACTACAGCCAAAGCGGATTATCATAGCAATGGACGAAGGTTTGGCATTTGAGCAGACAAAAAGAAATGCAGATATGATTAAAAATCTTTGCACTATGTTTACACCAGAGATTTGGTATTGGGATTCGGATCAAGATTTGGATATCGGTGCTAAATGTTCGCCAACTGATATGGGAAGAGAAAAGTTTGAAGAAATTATGAAAGAACAGTTAGTGAGAATATATTAAGGAGGGGTAATAATGGGTTATCGGCATTATTTTTATTTAGTAGACAAGAAAGACGTAGAGCTAGTAAAAGACAAAACATACGAAGAACTAATGCAAATTGCAAAAACATACGGCGCTGATGTAGACGAAGACGAAGATTATTTTTATTTTAATGATAAGAAATTTATGAATAAAACGGAAATCTATGAATTCGGCAAGCTGTATTGGGACGATACGGCAGATAGAATTTATAGCAAGGGTGTTCCCCTTTTTGAAAAAGAAGAGGTTCAGAAATGCTTCTATGATTATTGTCCTTATGTAATGGGTAAAGAGGCTATACTGGAGGCCATTGAGATTTATAAGACAAAGGTAATTAATTATTATAAGAGTTTAATTGTAGACGGAGATACTAAGGAGTTTAGTTATTTCTATGATATTGAGCCAGATGAGATTAAAAATGTTGACGTCACAAGACATATTACAGATATACTTTATCATTGGGACAGAATGGGCGTGATTGATACTGATTTTGACCACGAGCGGATTTCAAGTTCTTGGATGTATGAGCATCAGATTTTCGAATTAGTAAGATTATATAAGAGTATAGACTGGGAAAATAAGTGCTTGTTATTTTACGGTTGGTAAATGAGGTGGTTTAGTGGAGAAGAAATGGGTTGTAAAACACGATTGTCGTGGAATGGAGACAAGTGAAATCATAGACACTATCTTGACCGATAGAGGTGTAGAAGATGCTATGGCGCTCCTATATCCTAGTGATGATTGTCTTATTCCATTTGAGAAAATGAAAAATATAGATAGAGCTGCAAGCATTATCACTAAAAATATTGAGAATGATGGCAGTTTTTATGTGCATTTTGATACAGATACCGACGGAATTTCTGCAGGATCGATTGCAGTTAGATGGCTAAAAGAACATACAGATAAAGTTACTTATGGTATTAACCAAGGCAAGGATCATGGAATTGCAAAGTTGGACTTATCTGTGCTTGACGGTATTGATGTCCTATGGATTGTAGACTCAATTGAAACACAGATGTTTCCATATGAAAAGGCACTCGAGGCTGGCGTGAAACATATAGTCATTACAGACCATCACTTGGTGTCTAAGTCTATGCAAAAACAAATGGAGAGAACGGGTGCAGTTACTCTTGTGAGTTCCGCAGTAGACTATCCAAATCCTGCCTTAAGTGGAAGCGCAACTACATGGAAATTGTGTGCTTATATGGACTGGATGGAGCTAGATGATTATAGTGATAATTTGGTTGACCTTGCAAGTACAGGTTTGGTTGCAGATATGTGTGATGTCGGCGTAGAATCACCTGAAAACCGGTATATTTGTTACAAGGGCTTCTGTAATCAAGTAAATCCAGCACTTAA